CATAGTAAAGGTAGCTGTAGCGGTACCCACGACCGTAACGCCGTTACTTAATGCGGAGCCCGCAACAGAACCGAGGGTTAGGCCACTTTGATTGCCCGTAACCAGCACGGTTCCAACACCTGCGGTGCCAACAACACCAGTAGCAACGAATAATTGTTCGCCACTACCAACGTCTGAGTACGCCGCGGCTGAGTATGGGGAGAATCCAAACATGTGTTAATTATTCCCGGGCATGTAATGGCCTTTAATCTAGGGCGCGGTAGGCCAGTTAATATTGTCAGGAAAGTCTGATTGCTGTGGCACGTCACGGAGTGCCTGACGATAAGTTGTCATTTCTGCGGACATAATAACGTCAGACTGACCCGCCCAATCGGTTTCTGAGAGTAAACCACTACGCTCTGATCTTGCATTGCTTGCAAGCTGAGCTTCTTTTTCTGAAGCACTGGGTGGGATGTAAGCCCCCACATCAGACCCAATAGAAGCTCTTAGAGCCACATTGTCTACTGTTTGGTCGGTGTCATCCGGGTTGAGTGTGTAGGGTATCCATCCATGGACTTCATGGTTAATTTCACAATCTATCACCGTCTCAGAAATAAATATTGCGTTACGATATTCCATTAAGAAATCCTCACCCAAACTGATGTTACCATATCTTTACGTGAAAGTTGAGTGGTGCCGTTGTAGTACCCAGTCTGACCCATTAGACGCCAAGTGCCTGAAGGTCGGCCTGACCCAGAGTAATGCGGGTACTGGGTGGGGTATGTGTAGGTCTGAGCAGGGTATAAACCAGAACCAGCTAAAGTTGTGCCCGGGACGCGTTGAGTTAAAGTCATTGCGGTAAACAACCCATAAGTCCCTACGGCACCGTAAGTTGTCGATCCACTTACACCAGTCAGGGCAGACCCGTCACCGTGAAAACTAGGTGCGTGTACAGGCTCTGTTGAAGTGACTTGTGAGTTTTTTACTTCAAAGCGTTCAGCACCCCCTGTAACAACCCGCCATTGATCTGATGCGTGGAACTGTATGTAAGTGTTTGTGTCACCCGCGTGGAATATCCCGCTAGCAACATATACGTTTGTAAAGCTAGGATTGCTTGACCCGTTAAACGTAGTCCCTGACAAAGACAGGTTTGTACCCGCAGAATAGGTAGTGTTTACTACCGTCTCAGTAGCCGTAGCAAGTCCTGTGACGTGGCCGTAAGTATCGAGCGTTACATCTTGTATGTAGGTACGGCCAGAGTTGTTTGACGACCCCTGAGAAGATGTATTAGCGTGGTTGATTGTAACTGTACCGGAAGTACCGCCACCGCTAATGCCTGAACCTGCTGTAACACCTGTGATATCACCCACGTTTGTCGTGTATCCAGCGCCGTTAGTTAGCTGGTTGTTGTTTGTGATGTAGTTGGCGTTAGTAGCACCAGTATAACCGAGGTTCGCGAGTGTCAGCGTGTGCGACCCAAGACCTGTAATGTGGCCGTATGTATCCAGAGTTACGTCTTGGATAACTGTCGCACCAGAGTTGTTAACCGACCCCTGAGAAGATGTATCAGAGTGGCTTAATGTGATGTTGCCAGATAGAGCGCCACCACCAGAAATACCGCTACCTGCACTCACAGTCCGCGATGTTGGAACCTTGGTGCTGTCCGCTACAGTTATGTTGGCAGAGCCGTTAAACGATACGCCGTTAATAGTACGTGCGGTTTGCAGGGTAGTAGCTGTTGAGGCGTTACCCGTTAGGGCCGCTGTAATTGTACCTGCGGAAAAGTTCCCGGAAGAATTTCGTGCCACAACCTTTGAGGCTGTGTTAGCCGAGGCAGCGTCCACACCGAGAGTTAGTGCAGTGCCTTCAGAAGCTCCGCCACCGCCTGTCAGATACGAACCGTTAGCAACAGAGGAAACGTAGTTACCCGTCGTGTCAGTACCCAGAGCCACAGAGTTTGCTTGGATCGTAGCCGCGATAGATACGTTGCCAGAGCCGTCAAACGAACCCGATGTGCCCGCTACGTCGCCAGTAAGGCTGATTGTGCGGCCTGTTGCGAGTGCAGTGGCTGTGGAGGCGTTGCCGGTCAAAGCACCCGTAATTGTACCTGCGGTAAAGCTACCTGAGCCGTCTCTCGCAACGATAGTCGCTGCCGTATTTGCCGAAGTCGCGTTTGAAGTGACGGTAAAGGTGCCGCCTTCGCTGGACACCGAACCAGAGATACCCGTGCCGGATGTAGCACCGGCGGCGACGTAGTTGCCTATTGTGTCCGTGCCCAAAGCTACAGAGTTTGCTTGAATTGTAGCAGTGCCTGTGACGTTGCCCGTGCCATCGAACGAAGCGGAAGTCCAAACCACGTCGCCTGTCATACCAATTGTGCGGCCTGTGGCCAGTGCAGTAGCTGAAGAAGCGTTGCCCGTAACACTGTTGAAGGTAACGTCGTCACCCGTACCTACAGACTGCCCGATAGAGATATCAGTACCAGCAATCGTGACGCCTGTGCCGCCAACGTAGACCTGTGCCGAAGAAACTTGTGCAAACGTAATGTCTGTTGTGCCAAAGGTAATGGTACCCTCAGTGTTCATAACGTAAGTTTCACCCGCGCCCAAAGTACCTTCTTGCACGAAAAACGCGTCGCCTTGCCCAAGAGAATCTGGGTCGGAAGGTGCGTAGCTATCGGCGTCGGTGGCACGAGTTAGAACCCAGTTGGTGCTACCAGACCCAATGTTTGTAACTGTGTAGATGCCGTTCTGTGTGGCATCGGTTTGTTCGTACACAAGGACACGATCAGCGACGACCATTGTAATGCCATCAATAACCAAAGCCGCTTGGGTACCGGAGTTAGTAAGTGTCGCCCCAACACCACTTGCGCCATTGGTATATGTCGCGGTAATATTGCCCTCTTTCTCCACACGAACCGGATCATGGTAGTGAAGACTCGCCGCTGCGATTGTGTCAACGTAGGACTTTGTCGCTAAATCTTGTGCCGCTGTGGGATCGCCTGCACCTGTGATCTTGTTCGTACCCATTGCAATAGCACCGGACATGGTGCCCCCAGCTTTAGGTAATGCAGCATTTGCAGTGTTGGTCGTCGCGGTAAGCACCGCATCCCGAGATGCAATATCGACACCATCGACCGTACCACCCACAACTAAGTTGTTGCCAATGGTTACGTTATTACTAGCGTCCTCAAGTACTGCTTTGTCAGCAGGGTAAGTCAGGAATATGTTCTTAGTCCCAATACCCCAGTTTACAGCGTTTCCAGAGTTAGACGACGAGAACACAGTTGTACGGGTAATAGTACCGCCAGCAGAGGCGTATGTACCGAGGCCGACTTCGAAGTCCACGTTATCGGAGATCGCGTAGTACACGGTGTCTGCATCAGATACAGCAGTGGCGAAAGTTTGGAAGCCCGCAACCGCGCCCCCTAGAGTGTACGCCCCAGTCCCCGTAGTGTTAGTGGTTTCTTGTATGCGATCAGCAACAATCAGAGACATGAGGCAAACCCTTTATTTTTAAGCGATACGGACGATGGCGTTTGTAGCATCTGCTGTTGGGAACTGGATAGTGAACGTACCCGTTGTAGATGTTTTGTCAGCACCAAAGTCCAACACTGCAACCGTTGGGTTGCCTGAAGCCGTGCTGTTATAGATCAACGCGCCACGAGCCGTGATTGTAGCAGCCGTAAAGTCTAGGTTAGCAAAGTCAACAAACGCTGTTGTACCTGTGGCTGTTGGGGTCACGTTTACCAATGTACCGCCGCCAGCACTATACGAGCCGGAGTTGCCTACTTCGTTTGTCGCTGTGTAGGCTGTTGTTGCCGCCGTGAACGAGGCGCTGTTGTCATACAACGCCAGTTTAAACGTATCACCAGTACTGGTGGTGAAGTTGTGAATGCCCGTCATCAGTTCTGTTTTGAACGATGTGCACATAAAGTTACCTGTAAAGGCCATGCTAAAAGTCTCCTAGTTGAGTGGCGAGGTTAGGAAACCTAGCCTTTTGGGGTTTCGCGCACATCGTAGTACGGTCTTCTCTAACCGCCACTTTAATATAGTGTGGGGTAATTTGCAACATTTGCATTACAATCGCCCATCGCGGTATTCGTCTTGGCTGCTACGTATCTGGACCCCAGTCAACTGACCGAGAGCTTCGCTGTAACGCGTCGTGTACAGCTGGATAAGGTCAGCCTCACCTTTCATGTACGTGTATGCCTCGATCAAAGAACCATAAAGCAGGGCGGATTCAGCGTTGTCGCCGTACCAAGATGTGCCCGTACTGACGATTGACGGTGGGTCGTAGTAGTAATGCAGCTCAACGGCATAGTCGGCATCAGGAGTCGGGCCAAGTATGAAGTTACCATCTTCGCCGCCATAATCCCCATCAAACTGGGCGTAATACTCCGGTATAGCAGTGGTACTAGACGATGGATAAGCCTCACGTATGAAATTAACGTCCTTATCTAGCAAGAACGAGTAATCCCCAGACGCGTCTACAACAGCCAGCGAAAACACGGACAGGAAATCCGACGGTCTGGATAGGTACCAATTACCATTGGTGGTAGAGGCGGCCACATTTTTCCGTAACTCAGGCACCATGATTGAGCGGTTAAGCCGCTCTTCCGCCTGTCTAACGAAATTGGGAATGTTGGCGACGAAGCTCGTCTCCTCGTTCTGCGTGTAGTCTTGGATCGCTGTGACCAGCTCAGTATAGTTCATCGGGACTTACCCTTTTACGAAGTTTCCGCCACGTGTGGCCGCGCCCATACCACGGCACTTGCCGCCGTCGGCCATCTTTTTGACCTCGGCGTAACCGCCTTTGGCACGATACTTAACAGACCGCTTGAGGGCTTCGCCGTCACGCCTACGCTGCTTTGCAGTTTTGGCCATTTCTTCCATCTTTTCTTTGTCCGGCCGCGCTTTTGGACGCTCGGACTTCTTAGGGGCTGCCATTTTACTCTCCATCAGTTGTTGTAACGATAACGCTTCCTACGGAGCCTACCATATATTGCGCAGGGTTCCAAACAGGGTTCCAACCCCACAGCGACCTACCCGGGTCTACATCCGGGCGGGGGTTGTGTAAGGATTGCGGGTCAGAGGTGTTGACTCTACCTATAAAGTTTTGCGGTTGGTCAGGGTCTAGAACGTCCTTACCAACACGTAGACCGGTTTTCACGCCATGCTGCACCTCAAATACGAGGTCTTTCAGCTTGTAGCGGAACCCCGTACGGTCACATATGCCGTAAGCGTGTTTGCCACTGGCGTAAGCGGGCATTAGATACCTCCTGCAAACGGCACAATACGTAATGTGGACCGATCTTGATCTTGGTCTGCAGCCATACGAAACTGCGCTTCATACTCTAGCTTCAATGGAGCAACTCGGGCGGAAACTTCGGGTTTCTTCATGGCAATGTAGTATGCCAAACCGGATACCAGAGCAGGGATAAAGCGAGGGGGTATAGAGGTAGTAGCCCCGCCGACACCGCCAGCCAAACCATCAATGCCTTTTAGGCGGTAGTAGGCCAACGTGTATGGGACTGTAGAATCGGGCACAGGCCATAACGTAACCTGCACATCCGTGGCATTACGCTGCACATACACCTGAGAAGGCCGACCTTGGGTCAACTTGTTCCCTTGTTGGGCATACGTAGAGACGCTCATGCGCTCTATATGCGCATCCAGCTGGGAAACCCCTGTGCCGGTGCGTAATTGGTGTTCGATAGTGTCGATAGTGTCGGAAGGCAATGCGTACGTAGCTGTGCCAGCCACCAGAGGTATAGTACCCGCCTCAATGGTGAACAAGTTCAGGCCGCGGTTTTGCCACTCTAACGTCATAATATTAAGGCTGCGGCGGGCAGTTTTTAGGTCATATCCAGAGCGCATTTCTAGACCCGCACGTTCGTACGCTTCCTCAAACAACTCGGATAGTGCAGGTACAACTACGGGCATTTCTAAGCCTTCCTATATTTTGCTGTTTTCGCAGCGATCTTCTTCGGTTGCTTGGCAACCTGTTTACCCTTTTTAGTAGCAGCGCGCTTGGTCTTTGTAGTAGCGGCGTACTCTTTGTCTGACAAAGCCTTTATGGCTTTCTTAGGGAGATAACGCTCACCTGTAGCCTTTTTCCCTTGCGTCGATGGCTTACCAGACTTTGTCTGCCACTTCTGCTTGCCCCAGTCTTTAAGACTTTTTTGGCTTGGTTTTAACGCCATCTGCTTTAGCCTTTGCTGCTTTGCCCAAATCTTTATAATGCACTAATTTAGTGCTCGTCTTGCCGTGGGTCTTGCCTGTGTGCAACGAACCATCAGGCATCTTGTGTGTGCCGCCTTTATGGACAGTACCATCTTTTTTGTAATGCTTAACACCCTTCATGATTTATATCCTCCGCCGTTGGCTTTGTACTGTTTAGCAACCATCTGCGCCTTACGGGCACTCCACTGGCCCGGCTTACCGCCCTTACCACCCGCTTTGACCTTTGCTACAAGGTTTTTACGCATAGTCGGCTTAGTGTAGTTGCCCGCTGCGTTGACAGTCGATTTAGCTTTGCCACCGCTACCCATTTTGGTAACCGCTTTCTTACGGTTGCCCGTAAGCTGCTTAGACATAGAACCTCTAGCCATCACCATCTACCCAATACCCCTTTGGCATCCGATTGGAGGATTGTTCAGAATACGTGGACCACCGTACATTTCCCGGTTCATAATGTCCAAGGGTATCAATACGGTCGAGAGTGTGCCCTTCAGGCCTCGGACCAAGCAAACCGAAAAATTCATCAAAGGACGTAAACTTGAATAGAACTGCGGCATAGGCAGGATGATGTTTTTTCCCGAGTTTACACCTGCGTTTGGCCTTGTAATAGCTGTTACGCGCAGCGAGTCTATCAGGGTCGTTCTTAACCCCATTACCCTTTCGAGGGTGCGCTTGGTCTGCGAACCTTGTTTGGTTTCTGCAGGGTTTGCAGAATAGTACCCTACCCTCACGTTCCGCCTTTCGCACGACATCACCACGAGCCTCCCTCGTCTCTTTGCATCGTGGGCAGGTAGTCTCGACTTTTAAATTGCTGTTCCCCATAGGCTTCTCCTGTTGATAGGAGAAATATAGCACCAATTGGCCCGATTGTCCACTTAACTTTATCTGCCCAAAAAGCCGCTGACATTTTACCCTTGGCAATGTTCTTGCCGTGACGGGCCTTAAAAGACTTACGTTTGGCCTTCATACGGTCCGACTCACCAGCTTTAGGTTTACCAGCGGTACTAGCGCCTTTCTCCCCAAATCTGATAGTCTTAATCTTATCACCCTCTTTGGCCACAACAACGTGTGACTTCTTCGCGTGATTAGGAGTCCGCTTAGGCTTGTTAAACCCAGATACCCCCGCCCGCGCTAGGCGGCCATCTTTTTTCTTCTCCGCCATAGCTTACTCTATGAGCAGGGTCATTACGTTCCCGTTGCCCGTAAAGGCAGAAACAAAACAACCGTTGTCAGCAAGGATACCGTCGTTTGGGATATACACGTCGTTCCACCCGGTAGGCAGGGTTAACTGAAGTATAATAGGGCCAGTAGCTGACCCACTACGAATAGTGAACGCCGCTGTAGCTGCGGCGTTCACTAGAACACCCTGCAACCTACCTCGTGATGGGCCTACAAGTGCAGCGGTATCGCTCGCTGCAAAGTTATAGGCTCGTACTTCTTGACCAGCCATACTCTAGTCCTCCTTCTTGGGGGCGACCTTCTTAGGTGTCACCTTTTTCACGGTGGATACGGCCTTGACAGAGACTCGACGCGCGAGTTCCTCGGCTGAGGCGGGTTTAAAGCGAGAGCTCATATCAATTCCTCCTTACGAGTCTGCGATTGTAGCGCCAGTATCGGAACGTTTCCAGTCAGTACCGTTGGAGAACGCTAGGATAGCAGAACCGGCTGCGCCGTTAGACACATATACAACTGTACCCGCACCGGCTGTAGCAGCGGAAGGGGCATTTGCAACTGTGTATGTTGGGACGGTGATATCGCCGACAAAACCAGCTGTTGAGGTCACTGGACCTGAGAATGTAGTCGAAGCCATTTTAGTACCCTTTGCATAAGGATTCGCTCTGTAGTCTATGCAACGTCAGGCGGGCAGATACCTGTCTACAGAGCTAATGTTTTACCCGTTGGCTAAACATACAACAGGTACTGACAAAAAGAAAGCCCCGCCGAAGCGGAGCCTTCCAAACCAAAGTTGGTTTAAGTTCTAGGAGCTTACGCGCCTTGTGAACCGTAGATACCCAGTGGATCGGATACGCCGAAGCTGTAACGCTCACGCGCTTTGTAGCGCACGTTGCCAGTATCGAAGTCGCCGTCCATGCCAGTAGCCATCGGAGAACGTATAAAGTGCTTCATACCGTTCGGGATGTCTGTGGTAAGGAACCAAGCATCAGCGTCTGTTAGGTAGTGGTTCAAACCATAGCCACCCGGAACTGCGCCGTTTGAGCTGATCGCGTTGATATCGTTATCAGCAGTACCGACCCGCAAAGTTGTTTCCAACAGACGGGTTGCTACGAACTGCAAAGCTGACGGGATGATGAGCTTCTGGGCGCGTGCTGCGATCAAAAGGCCACGTTCGTCAACATAAGCTGCGATATCAATGATAGCTTGCTCAAGCGAAGTTTCGTTAAGGTCAGCGTCTACCGCAGGACGGTTGGAGTTTACACCGCCACCCACTGTTGGGTGAGCTGTGCTGAACAATGTTACACCGTCACCAGAGTTAAACGTATCAAAGCCTGTGTTCAGCAATGATGCAGCTTTAACCTGCTTGGTGTACGCCATGGCGCGAGCCAGAGCTTTTGTGTAACGCGAGGACAATGAGTCGTACAGGTTGTCTTCCATCGCTTCTTCAGTGATGGCAAAGCCCATAGCAATTGTCTCGTGGGTGTAGCGAGCAGTGAACGCTTCTTGTGCGTTGTCATACGCAATAGAAGAACCTTCAGCTTTTGTTGGTGCTGCACCGAAACCAGACAGTTTAACTTCTTCCTCAAAACTACGTTCTGAGTTTTCGGTCTCATAGATGTCTTCGTGTTCGTTTTCGTACTTGCCGTACTCAAGACCAAACAAGGCGTTAAGGCCGGGAAGTAGTTCTTTAAGCGCCTGTGCGCGTGAAATAGCCATATTCTAAGCCTCCTTATAGACCAACAGCGTTGTTCATGCTGCTGTAGCCCGGGTTAAGTTTGACCAAAAGATCAGGGAACGCATCACCGATTGGAGACGCAGAACCGACGATACGGAAGGCGGCGGTAGTAGTAACAGTAGTAGCGTCTACAGCGGATGTAGAGTTACCTGTCGCTGTGCTGCCAGTGGACGTAGACTGAGCAGCTGCGAAGAAAGTGTTCGCACCGATGTCAGATTGGTCCATTGCGCCGTCGGCTTGTACTTGGAATAGTACATTCGCATCATCCACAACAAATGCTTTCGCATTGAGTGCGCCAGATGGGTAATACTGCGAGAAGGTCGTTTGACCTTGGTCGTTGACATATTCGCAACCAACAAACACACCAAGGGAACCAGTTAAGGTTGTACCTGTTGGCAATGCGTTAGTTGTGCCGTCAGCACCCGTAGCAGTTGATAGTGCGATGTAGCCATCAGCACCGATGTGAACGACTTGACCGTAGAAGAGGTTTGTTGCCTCTCCAGCAGGGTCGATCAGGAACTGGGACGTTGCCCCAGCGTAAGCCATACCGTCAGCACGTTTTACCGGCTTTAGGCCGTAGGGAGCAGCTGTATTAGCCATGATGCTCTTCCTCCAGATTCATTTACTGTAACAGTAAAGAGCAGGTGCCCCTTACCAGATGATTACCGCGAACTACGCTCGGGTTTGAGCATAGGCATACGCGGGTCGGATTCTCGCATGTAGTTCCTATCAACAGCTTCGGACTGGTTTTTTGCAGTCTCTAACTGACCATAGATGCGGTCATCGCGGTGTTCGGTTGGGATAGCGCAAAGCAATAACCCACCAACTTCGATATTGTCTTTAAAGCGCGAGTCAATATCTGACATGATGTGTAGCTCAGGATATTCATCAGCCTTTACAGCCACATAGCCATCACGGAACCGTCCAGATACGTTAGTCATGTCTGCATTACCCAATGTAGCGGTGCGAATCCAGCGGAAGGAAATTCCATCACGCGGTTCGGGGGTCGGCAGCATAGATGCGCGTTTCCAAGGTTTGCGACGTTCGCTCGACTCACGAGTTTCAGTCTCACGGTGTTTACGATCAGCCATTTTGCATATCCTTCAGCTTTTGCGCCGCATATTCTTTGTTGGTTAATCCGAGGCGCTTGGCGATTGCGGCCTCAGATGAGGTAATGACAACTTTATTGCGTGATGGAGTGGCATTTCTACCACCCGGGGCCACCACGGAGCCAGCCTTACGTTGTGGTTGTCGAACCTCGGGTTCCACGTCCGCAAAGCGATCTGGGTAACGAGACCTCATGGCCTCATTTATCTTGTTATAGTACACTTCCGACGTAGAATCAACGCCAGACTCCAGTAGTTCTTCGTGTACGAGTATAGCGTAGCGTCGCATGCCGTTATCGTCTTCGAACCATTTGTTCTCTGCGACCCATTCTTGTGCCCTTGTATCGGGTTTAGGCACTCTAGGTGCTGCTTGTGGAGCAGGTGTATCGTCTTCCTGCTCTACGGCAGCCCTAGCAGGTCTCCAGTTTTGCACTCGGTCTTCTTCGAACTGGAGCTTGGACAGGGCCATCTGGGCTTCGAGTACGGCATCAGAGTCACCGGCCTCGTACGCCTCTTTATACGCCCGCTTCGCGCTTGTAATTTCCGACGCTACACGTGCTTTAGCCTCGCTAACCAACACGCCTTCACCTTCAGAGAGGTTCTTACGTAGGCGTTCGGATTCTTTCCTCTGCGCACCTGCGTATTTGACCGCGACTTCACGTTCTCGTTCGGCTTCTTCCTTGCGGCGACGTTCCTCATGGAACTCAAACTTCAGCTTCTTGATACGTTTCTGTACCGACTCACTGTGCTTTTCGAGTTCTTCATCTTCTGGGATATCTGCTTCAACATCCGCAGCGCGGCGTGAGCGGCCTTTATCCTTGTCAGGAGTATCGTCTTCGATCTCCACTTCAAAGTCACCGTCGTCGGATACATCTACTTCAACGATGTCTGTTTCGAGTTCTTCGTTCTCGACTACAACATTACTATCTATCATGCGCGTGTATACCCCCGTGGGTCTTCAACTACAGCCTCGACTGTGTCGTCGTTAATAATGCGGAACTCTTTTCCGCTTACTTTGAACCGTGTGCCGGAATACGAACGGAAGATGATAAAGTCCCCCGCCGCGCACCACGCGCCATTAGGGAACCGTTCTTTATCCGTATAGGCTTCTGTGCCCACACTCATAACGTACCCAATGATGGATGCGGTTTCCTCCATATCCTTGATCGCGTCCGGCAT